TAATAAATCCACCCTCGGTTCCTCCCAAGTCTAGGATACTTCCATTTTGAGGGAGAGTCTTAATCAACGCATCAGCAGTCGCTACTTGCGCTTCTTGAAACGAGGGTATACTTGTAAAGATATGGTTTTCAAAATCACCTGTTCGTTTTTCTTGAAAGACATCAAAAGTATTTCCAATATCAGAAACATCTAAGATTGGTTCATACTTTTTTTTAGGAGGGGCAATTTCTTTTGTTAAAACTTTTGTAAAAAAATCTATTCCTAAAGCTTTATTGGCTACTTCAAAACCTTCTTCGGTTTTTAGTACATTCTCTCTCGAACTACTTGAAGATCCTTGATCGACATTTTCTCCTTGGAGACTTTTTGTTTTGAGGGCTTCAATGGCTGTTTGGCCTTCGCCTTGGCGTACTGTATCAGTTTTTTCATTTGAGTCACTTGTATCATCTTTCATTGTCATAATCAAATCAGAAAGCTTAGCGTCAGGAGAGGCTGTCATTCCTACATCATCGACAGAAACTTTTTCTTCAGGAACATCAGGCGTGATCAACGGTTCAGGAACCGTGGTCGTTTGTGGTGTGGATAAAATTTGATCCATCGAAAATTCAGGAGGCAAAAATATTTTTCTATTTAATTCTTCGTTAAACTTTCTTTCTGCTTCGATCTGTGCTTCATCGGGCGCTAATACTTGACCTGAAGGAGTATCTTTTAATGCTGTCACCGCAGGTGACGCCGCTAAATTTGTGATAAGATTGTATACGTCATCTAAGGTTATCTTTCCTAAGGATAGATCTTGTTGAATTTGATTTGCTTGTTGCGATCCTACAGTAGCCACGAGCAACGATCCGAGGACCGCGGGACTTGCTCTGAGTAATAATTGTTGAAGCATCTCAGTTCCCTGTCATCACATCTTTATCATCATCGATAATGAGTTTGGTATCATGAGTAATTCCATTCTTATCGTAGTTCTCTAGAACTTTGATCAACTCATCCTTGGACATATTTTCCAGAGGCGTTTCTGTTTGAACTTTATTATCGTAAAATCCAGCGACCTTACCTCTGTTTACTTCAGCAGCCACGGCCGCCGAATAGTGTTTATGTTCTCTCGCTTCCTCTCGAATTTGTTTTAAGGAGGCCAAATGAGACGCTGTCGATACTCCATACATCTGATGCAGATCTTGTTTCATCTCATGAATGGCCTCCACGACGAAAGGATTTAAGTGAGGGTTCAGTAAATCAGTAGCAGTTTGACGTGCACGATTTTTTGAATAGCCCGCTCTCCGTGCTGCTTCGGCAGCGGAACATTCTCCGAGTAAAACTTTGTGAACGTATTCATAAACAAAAATCATTTGCTTAGGCGTTAGTTTTTGTTTTAGTCTTCTATCTTCAGGATTAATTAATTTTTTAATAGTACTCATAATTACGTTTTCCAAGAGGTTCTTCAGGTTCATCATCATACAATGAAATGAAGCTTCCCTGTCTGTATCTTAACAGTGCTAAGGTAGTGGCGTCAACAAGATCATCATGCTCTCCATAAGGGAAAGATGCGCACTCTTCTTGAACATCTTCTGCCCATTCAGTGTCAGGTCTCCAAACATGACCTGCTTCAAAGATAGGAGCAACAGAGTTTAATCTCACGTGTTTATCCATACCACGGTTCGGAGAGAAAGCTGTAGCGTACACACCAAATCGCCGTAGCTCCTGTATCAAGGGTGTCCCTGAAGCTTTGGCCTCAATCATAACAGCATCAGGATTGTAAGCACGTAACTCTTCTTTTGCCACTTGTTTGAGCTCAGGAAAGTCCCAACGACCTTTACGAGCATTTAACAAAATTAAATGTGTTTCATTTCCTTCATCAGGATAGAAAACTCCCCAAGTTGTAATAGCTGAGTAGTCAGCAGACTCTTTTTTTGAAAATGCTGTATCATAACTTTGAATTTTAAAAGCACATTCAGGTGGATCCTCCTTTTCCCATATATTCCACCATTCACGTTTAATGATACTTGTGCCATCATGTGTAGGATTTTGTTGCCATTGTGCGCTCCACTTGGTTGGAACAAGAGAAGCTTTCACTTTATCAAGTTCTTCTAGTTTCCAATATTGAGGCCAGATAGGTTTTCTTTTATCTTCCTCATCATCGTCTAAAATTGCCGGGAATTCTATGACATCCCACTTATCTGCTTTTAGGTCTCCCATCTTTTTGATCAATTGACCAGTTAGATCCTTGTCAGACCATCGAGTCATCACGATTACAATACTTCCCCCTGGTTGCATACGCTGTCTAGGTCCTGATGTGTACCATTCGTAAGCATTATCCATGGCTGTTTCGGACAAAGCATCTTGTTCACTGTGTGGATCATCGATAATTAGTAGGTCAGCACCACGACCAGTGATTGCACCACCCACACCTGCTGCGTAATACTCACCTCCAAGGTTAGTTTCCCATCTTCCCGCCGCTTGGTTATCAGTTCTTAGAGTAACATTAGGAAATATTCCTTTGTATTCTCTGGTATTCATCAAGTTTCTTACTTTTCTACCAAATCTTATCGCTAATTCACCTGTGTGAGTCGCTTGAATAATTTTTAGACGGGGATTTTGCCCCATCATCCATGCCGGGAATAAAAATGAGGCGAACTCACTTTTTGTATGACGTGGGGGCATGTTCACAATCAATCTTTTGTTCTTACCTGTCATAAAATCCTGAAGTTTTTGTGCAATCTTGATGTGATGTGGTCCTTCTACAAATTCAGGCCAGACCGATTTCACAAATCTCATGAAATTTCCACGTGCATGCTCTTGTTCTACCTTTCTTCTAAGCAATACCATTGCCTTTAGTTGGTTTGAATCAAGGTTTGAATAGTCTATACGCATATTTTGCTCCTATAGTGTGTGTATGTTGCCAGGACAAGGTCAGCGTCATGCGGACCGGGGTCAAATTTTTGGGGGCCGGTCAACGATTTTCGCGGCTCTCGGATCGTTCGGTCTAAGTACCTAAGGTCCATTGTTGCATAACATATATTATTGGTCACCCCGACGCTATATTTATCAACGTTTTTAGCGTTTCGTAAATTATATGGTCTATATCTAGTGGTATTCATGCAAAATTTCGCTGATCGTGGTCCATGGTTGCCCCACGTGGACCGTGCAAATTGGCGCAAACTCGCCATTTTCTGCAAGAAAGTCGATATCTTTCGATCTATACAGAAAAAACGCTCTCTCTTTGAGGGAGCGTTGCAAGATAAACAATCCGTTCATAATCTGTTTGTATTTATGATGAAACGCTTTCTGGTGAGGTCTTAGGCTTTGTAACAATCTGGAACGTTCACAAGCCTTACATTCAACGAACAAACTACGTCCATATTTATTAAATAATATTAGATCTGGAAATCCGTTAATTGTAGATGTTTCAATGCGAATTGGGTTAAAATCAGATAACTTTTCTTTAACCATTTTATATAAATTCTTTTCAGCGCTCATTCAAAAATAGACCGTTACATCTTAACCATTATTTTACAAATTGGTACTAGTGTTTTTTCAACAACTTCTTTAAAAATAATCAATTTTGAAAAAGGTCTTAATTGCCTAGAGGCACACACTTGACACACTTCTTAAAATGACAAGTGTGATAGGTAAAACCCATATAAATAAAGCTAAAACACAAAAGCGGACACTATCACACTTCTTTTTTATTTTTTTTTATTTTTATTTTTATTTTTTCAAAAAACTACTAGTACTGTGTCATCTGTGTCGTTCGTACTTTGTTCGTCACCCAAATACCCACGATCCACGGTCCTTGTCGCAATTTGCAATAAAATATCATAAAGATCCAAAATCAAAATACCCTTTAAATCCATTTTAAGAGCCATAGAGCATATCATAAATTATCTAATAAAATCATACACGGACCTTTTTAAAACGCTCTAAAAACGCAAAAAAATGCCTGTGGATAACTTCAACTTTTTTTTAATTTTTTTCACTTTTTTGATCATTTTTATCTTTTTTTATTAGGTAATATCTCAATTTATGATATAAATAACACAATGAAAACGAATCAGACTCTAGAAACCGCGCTAGAAAAAAATAAGCCAGTTACCATTTTGGGGAATGCTGACGATATTTTAGCCATCGGGTCTAGGGTGCTAAAACACTAAAAGAATTCAGTTTCTTGGGTCCTCTGGGCTCGGTGGATTGCTAGGGTTGGGCATTACATATTCGCCCCCTAGTGCGTAGATAACTCGGACCAATCGAGGTAAGCTTCCAAACCTTATCTTGAAACGCTTAGAGCCAGTCTTCAGAGCACAGAGCTCAATCGGTGACACCGATAAGGAAACAGTCAAACAGAAAATATCCTTATGTATTTTTGATAGGGCTACTGAGTTAGCCTTATCATGAATGCATAAGCATTCAGAAAAGGAGCAAAAAATGACTACATATAAAACAAGCCACCCTGATCAAAAATTAGGGTTATACGAACTATCACCAGAGCAAATCATTTTGCTACACAAATTACTTTTAGCTTACCATAAAGGTGAAGTTAAAAACGTTACTGCTAGTAATGACGTTTTCTTTGGAGAGATTTCTAAGGCTGATCAAGATCAGTTAGTTGGTCTTGTAGACTTTCAAACTCAGTTAATTGAAGACGAGTATGGAAACACTTATTTTCAAAAAGCTGAGTTAGTTCAAGAACTCAAATCATAAGTATTTTTGAAAGCCTCTCAGTGGGCTTTCATGAATATTTATCAATATTCAGAAAAGGAGCAAACTATGAAAACTAAAAAACAATATTACGGTTGTTATAGAATAACTCACAATAATCAGACTTTTGAAGCGAGAAGCGTCAAAACTGATTTTGGTTGGGAATGGGTTTTAGAATTGATTGAGCTTTATGATCCTCATCAATATTTAAAACCAGTAAATATTGAAGTAGAGCCATACGAAAGAGCAGAATGGATTACTACTGAATCAACCCTTAGAGATTGCAAACAAGTAATCTTAGAAAAATTTTAAAGGAGCAAATCATGACAAACAAAGAAATCGTACTAAACATCATTAAAGAACTAATTAATGATTGGGACGAAAATTCTTCAGTTTCTGAAGAACACAGAAAACAAATCAAAAAACACAGAGTTTTTTGGGTTGGTGATCTCTTCGATGTTATCGAAGAGAGAAAATTAAAAATCAATGCGTGGGAAACACTCGTTGCTTTAACAAATCAAGGTTATATTCAAAAATATAACGGTCCACATTTTCCAATCTTTGAAGACAAATACCAATTAGATCAATTGGTTAAATAAGTATTTTTGATTACTCGCTCTGAGTAATCATGAATATTTATATATTCAAATACAAAGGAGAGCAAAATGACAAACATTAGAATAATCGATAAAAACCAAAAGTTGTTGCCAAACAAACTTGGCACACACTCAGGGAGCGTGGTGAATTGGTCACGTTCTCGCTCATGGTTCAAGCCAGACGCTTTAACCATTGGCAACGGTGCA